AATGTCGCCCTTGACGCCAGGGTCGTTGGAGTTGGTGATGGTCCGCTCAGTGGGCAGGTTGATTGTGTTGCCTGTCAAGCCAAGGTTGCCGGTGCTGGTGATGCGGGCCACGGTGGCTGCTGGAGCACCCCCGGCCATCAGCTGGATGATCAGGTCGAAGGCCTCTGACAAGGGAGTGACGTTTGTGGTCACTGCAACCAGACGGGCACCAATCTCGTTGTTACCTGCGGCTGTCTCGCACTCAAAGTCGAGACGGGTACCGATGCCGGCACCAGGGGCCGAGGTGGTGGTGTGCTGCAGGGTCGCCACGGTGACCGGCATATTGGTGGCCGTGCTGACGTTGGTCATGACGGGCGCGTCGTTGCACCAAGCCTTGACTTGAGTTGACGTCAGCTTCACAGAGGCCGCAGACTGCACGGCCTCGAAGAGTTCGGTGCCAACCAGCGTGGTGCCAGAAGACAGGTCCGTGATCTTGACGTTGGCCATGATTAAGCTGTCGACTGTTGGGTCACGGTCACGCGGGCTGAACCGTTACCTGAGTTGATCGTGAAGCGAACAGCCCGCATCAGGGTCGTTGTGCTGGCTGTTTGATCTGTCGTAGCACCAACCAATGCGGCAACTGGGTGCGGCACAGCAACCGGTGTGATGGCCGGATTGAAGGGGTCGTCGTTGGTGTACTGAATGGAATAGTCCAAGGTGCCGGTCACATCAACACTGATGGAGGTCACCTGGTTGGGGGTGTAGATGTCCAGCGGCCACCAGGGCGTTGACCCTGCCGACGAGTTAGCTGGTGAGGTGTACTGAATCGGGCGCATGCTGGGCTCCTAGTAAGGGAGGGGACCCGAAGGCCCCCTACCAATCACTTTTGGGCGTAAACCACAGTGAATCGAATCTGCGCTTGAGTCGTTGACACAGTACCGTTAGGGTCCACAGTGAAGTGCACCACGGTGTTGTTGTCGATGTCGTCACAAGCAGCAACCGTTGCAACAGTCGAGGGGCCGGTTGCACGTGCAGTGGCTGCCATGTCGGTGACGGCCATATACTGGGCGCCTCCAACTGTCGAGCCAACAGACACATTCAACTCAGTCGCTGTGCCGCCACCAACCGACCAATCCACGATCTTGTCAGCAAAGATCTGAATGATCTGGCTGTCAGCGGGAAGGCGAATGGTACCAGGAACTGCTGCGCCTGAAGACACGGAGGTCAGCACAAGAGTCTGGGACACAACAACAAAGCCACCGTCGACGGCGTTAGTCAGGCTACCAGAACCGGTTCGCAGGGTAGAGCCAATGTAAGTTTGAGACATAGTTCTCTCCTAGTGAGTTTGGGGAGGACCGAAGCCCTCCCCATCCGGTTAGATACCTGCGGTACCGTAGACTGTACGTGGATCGGTCCAGCCTGGAATGTAACGCTCGGTCGCCTTGTAGCGCATGGAGTCGGTTTCGAAGTCACCTTCCATGCTCTTCTCAAGCTTACGACGCATCATCAGCTGTAAACCAACCTTGGCGTCAGTCTTCACCCACCAGGCGGTGTTAGAAGTCAGACGAGACATGTTGGCTTGACCACCCGACAGCATACCCATAGACTTGATGGGGTTGATGTCGTTGTTGGCGGTACCGGTACGCAACACGCTCTTCAGCAGAACTTCTGCTTGGAACACGTTGGCAGGACTCACCACGAGCTTCTCAGGCGTCAGTCGGATGCGCTTGCCGTTGTTGTCAATGGCTTGGCGGATCTGAATCAACATCTGCTCGAGAGAAGTCTGCGACAAGTTCGCTGCAGTTGTCAGCTGGTTGCTGAACACGCCGCTAGCGATGGGGTGGGAGGTGTTCACCAAAGACACGCCGTCGCCGCCAGCGAACGCACCGTTGAAGGCGCGGTTCAGGATGTTGGCGCACAAGGTTTCCTTGGTCTCGATCAGCGACTGAGCCAAGTGCTTGGCGTAAGTCTGGCCGATAGAGATGTGGTCACCGTCTTCTACCAGGACCTTGGTCAAGGCAAATGCCAAGCCGTAGACCTTGTAGACGTAGCGTGCGTTGAACAACACGCCGCCGGATTGGTAAGTGACTGGCATGCCGTCAGGCAGCTCAGGCGCAGCACCAAAACCGTACAGGACGGGTTCTTCGTGGTAGTTACGGGGGATACCCTGACGCTCAGTGAAGACTTGCTTCCATTCGTCAGCGCGCTGGTCGTAGATGCCATCAAACTCTTCGTTAAGGATGGGCTCGACAATGGACCGGAAGTCCGTACTTCTCATTGGGACAGCCATTTTTTAGCCTCCTTAATAAGCGTTAATGTTTGCGACGTTCTGATGTTCAGAGATCTGAACTTGAACGATCGTGAAGGCATCGCCGTAGTTGTTGTCAGGACCGGGCGTGATGCCGATCATGCGCAACGTGGCGGTACCACCCGAAGTCACCGCAGAGGCTACATCCAATGTGGCTTGGCTGAGACCCACGACGGTAGAACCGGCGGTGATGTTCGCAAAGTCAAACTGGTTGCCGATGTTGGTGATGTTCAACGACGCATTGCCTTGGATCTGGTAAACGATCGCAGGGTCAATGGTGATGTACGCCACAACATCTGTTGCGGGGGTGTTCGCAAGGAACTTGTTGGACACACGACGGCGACCATCGCCATCAGTGAACTCAACACCCATGAAAGTGCCAACAATCGCATCGCCCACGGCTGCAGGAACTACAACACCGTCAGTCGAGAGCTTGACGGGTTGATACTGCAGGATCGTGACGGCTGCGTTGTTAGCCATCGTGAAGGCGGCAGGACGGACAAAACCACTGGCGTGGTAAATCGGCTGCAGGCCAAACGGAGAGCTAGTCGTAGACATTTGTTTGGATCCTCATAAGAGATTGGTTAGACCTGTCAGACTTCCTCAAACGAGGCTCTGCCAGGGGACTGACGCAATGCTGCGATACCGTCGCCCTCAATCAGCTTACCACCCATTGCATCGGCCTGTTCACGAATTGTGTCTAGCATCGACGTGAGCTTTTCGTCTTCACGTGCAGGAGCATCATGGTGAGCTTCCTGCATATAGCGATGGTAGAGAGACAATGGAATCTTGAAGGCCAGCATTTCGTTGACACCAATAAACCCAGTCCACTCACCTGTCTTGATGGTAATGTACTCCCAGCCAGGTACGTCTTCGGGTTTCACGGCTTCATAGCCTAAGCGGATTCGCATTTGAATGGAATCGCGCGGATTGGTCGTTGTCAACCAGCATGTGTGGTAGCCAGGCAACTTTGGCAAGTCAGGCAAGGCGTCTTGGAAAAACTGCTGTCGGAACATCTCGACACGGTCATCGTCGCTGACTACTCGGTTTTCAGTCACTGTGCGGTCAGTGGCTCCACGAGATTGTCGTGCCGGATCGATGGTCTTTTTCAGTCGTTCGTCGTTCATGATCTCACTCCTTTCAGCGAGTTGAAGTTGTATGGTCACGGTCCCACTTCGCGTACTGTTTCAAGTAGCGTTGACGTAGGACGGGGTCTTCCCAGACGCCAGCATCAATCATGGCTTGCTTCCGTTCTGGGCTGATGTAGACTTGTTGGCGAGAAGACGGCGGCGTGTGGTCCCGGCCGGAACCAACAGGAGGGCCCTTGCGACCCTGTCGTGTACTGCCATCATCGTCATTGCCGCCTCCTTTAAGGTGGGGTAGGTGTTTGGCAATCCGCTTGTCCAGCTCTTGCCAATACTCCTCTGTTCGGGGATTATAGCCCTGTTCTACGAGAGATTGATCAAGTGCGAGCACAATCTTGGACTCTTCCGTCTTCGCCTTGGGGTCGTACCACTTGTTGCGATCGACCCAGGCTTCTGCGAGGCTCTTGACTTCGGGGTCCGGACCGGGGTTCTCGGCGCGTTGCTGGATCTGCTGAACCTGTTGGGCCTGCTGGTGCTTGGCCATCTGCAACTGCTGAACCCGCTGCATGGCTTCATCGCGGATTTTCAGGGCCTTGGCAGCATCCTCACCGTTACCGGCTTCGATGGCCTTGGCCATGATGCGTTCGGCGGCACGTACTTCTGCCACCGTCTCCTGGATACGTGCGTCAACGGTCTGGAGAGCCGTGGTAGCCGTCGATTTTTCGACCGCCATCATTCGCTTTTCCAGCTCTTCGTTACGACGCCTCAGGAACTCGAGCTCTTTCTTGCTGCGAACCACGGCTTCCTTGCGGCGTTCCGCGCGTTCTCGCTTCTCTTCCCGACGCTTTTGGCGCAGTTGCTCGCGCTCTTCGTTGTCTTCTGACAGTCGAGCGTCCTCACCTGGGCCTTCATCATCGTCATCATCGTGGTCGTCGTCTTCCTTAGATTCAACGGGCACGAACTCGACTTCCTGAGACGGTGCTTTCTTCGTCTCGTCGTCTTCAATCAGGAGGGTCTCTCCGTTCTTTTCAGCCATTGCCTGCTCCTTTCAGCAGTTAGATGAATGCACGGATCGTGGTGGGATCTCCAGTGACCTTGGCCAAGATGTCTAGGTCATTGAACATCACAAACTCGATCTCGTCTTCGCCAGACTTAACGGTCCAGCGATCTCCGCCGTATTTAGGCACACGGGCGTACGTGCCAACTTCACACCATGCGCCTTCTGGCCAGGGATCCATGGTGTTCCGATTCTTGTAGGCCAAAGGACCGATCGACACAACTTTGGCGATCTGGGTATTGCTGGCCTCGGTCTTCCTTGCTTCTTCAGGGATGTAGATGCCGCCAGAAGTCTGCTTCTTGGCTCTGCGGATCTGCACGATGACTCGGCTGCCCAAGGGCTGATGTGCACAGTCCACAGGCGGAAAGGCATCGTCGAGTGAGTCGTAGGAAAAACTGATGGGGGTTTCTAGTAGCATTCGCTGGGCTCCGTATGCTGGGGTTAGAGGTTGGAATCTCGGGCGTCTTTGTCTCGCAAAAGGGCATCGATCAGTTGCTTGGCGTAGTCAAGACCGGAGTACATGCCTTGACGGTAACCAAACTCGTAGCCTATGTCCTTGCCTTCAGCGGGTCTCTTTGACGCCAGCTCATGGGCAAGTCGAGCCTTCTCAGCCTCGATCTTTGCAAAGACCTTGTCGATCATTACTTGCCTTTGCCGTTACCGGTCTTGATGACCTGCATCTTGGGCATCTTTTTGAAGTCGGCCTTGGGGATGCCAGGGGTTGGGGCTGGATCCTTGCCGCTGCCTTCGCAGGACTTCGGATAAGCCTTACCCATGGCCATTTGCTTGTGGAGAGAGATAGCTTCCATGATGGCTCCTTAACGTGGGTTGGGGTTGATACCAGTGCCAGTGCTGACACCGATTCTTTCTCCTGACGCGATCTCCATCTGAGCCAGTTGCATGGCCGTCTGGTTGTCAGAATCGTTCATCGAGATGCGGGCAGCAATCTCGGCCTGAGTACGTTGGTCCTCGGCCTGCTGACGCAGCATCTCGCGTTTGAGCTGCTCTTGCAGTTCTGCAATACGGGCTTGGATCTCTTGCTGGCGCTGCTGGCTTTGTTGCTCCATCTGAGCCTGCTTGAGTTGAGCATCTTGTTGGGCCTTAGCCTGTTTGAACTGGGCATCGGCCTGGTTCTTCTGGGCCTGCAGCTCGATCTGCTTCTCCATGACCTGAACGCGAGGATCAGCCACAGGAGCCGGTTGAGGTGCCATCTGCTGCAGCACCTGAATGGCCTGCTCAATGACCTGAGGCACAGCCTTGAAGGTCGTCTCAGCCTGCTTGTTGACGATCTGGCTGGTTGCCGCCAGCATCTTGTCCAGGGCCTGCTTCTCTTCGGTCGTGGCATCTCGCTGCAGTTCACCGATGTCGACGCCTGCTGCCTCAGAGGCTTCTTCAAAGACCTGGTTGGCATACCACAGGACCATGTGCTCCTTGATGTGGTCCAACAGGAACGGCACGGCTGCTGGCCCAATGACCTTGTTGCCACCGAACATTGGGTTGATGATGAAGTCCAAGTGCACCTGCAGGTGGGCCAAGTGGTCCTGCTCAGGGAAGGCCACGATGGGGCGCTTCATGGTGGCTGCGATGTTCTCGTTGACGGCGTTCAGCTCAAGCGGCTTCTGCTTAGGTACCAGCAGCTCTTTGCCATCAGGCACCTTGAGACGCTCCAAGAACATCTCTTCGACCTTGCGCAGGTCATACAGCTGGGGCACGGCCTGAGCGCGTTGCAGCACGGCCTGCACCTGAGCGAAGCGTTGAGCCTCACTAAAGATGTTGGGGTCAGAGACAGGCACCACGTTCATGGGGCCTTCGAAGTCGGAGCGGCGAACCAGTAGCTCACCGGTCTCGTCAATGACCTCGGATTCTTCAAGGTACGTCTTGTTGAGACGGAACAAGAGGCTCAGCACACGGCCCATGGCATCGTGCATACGAGCATGGATGGCGCTGAACACGACCATGCCCTGTTCGATGCGGGCCAAGGTGGTGCCCACAGGTGCATTGGTGTTGCTGTCAGCCAGTTCCTCGAATGTGGTGCGCACGACCTGTTGGCTGCTGTCCACAAGGAAACCGAGCAGGGTCATCAGCACCGTGCTGGGTGGGTTGTATGGCATGGCCATCAACACCTTGCGGATGTCGTCCTGGCCAAATGAGCCTTCGATCTCCTTGACCTCGGTAGGATCGACGCGGTCCGTTTGGCCGCCGGCACCTGACTTCAGCTTCAACAAACCTGGGAAGTTGTTGATGTGGGCTGAATCAAGGAGAGCACGCAAGGCGCCAGTGGCTGCAGCTGACAAGCCACCGATCATGTGGATCATGCCGATGGGGTAAGCACCACGCCAAGGCACAAAGGGGAACTCGACCATCCAATACATCTCTTGCTTGGTGTCGTCGTCTTGATCCCAGTTGCGATAGATGGACAGGACGCGCTGCGTGGACTTGTCGATGCTGATGATGTAAGGTGCCAGCCCGTCGCCATTGTCGATGTCTGTGATGATGTAGCACTCAAAGATGGTGCGTAGACCGTCGACGTTGTAGCTGTCGGCAGCACGGCCTTCGATCTTGTCGTTGGCTGTTGCGGCCTTGGACTCGTTGGGCGGCATGGGGTCAGCCACGAAGTCCACGTCCATGTACATGCCGGCCTCAACCCGCTTCTGATACTCGATGCGGGTCACATACTGCACGTGCGTCTTGCGTTCAGCCGTGTAGAAGTTGGTGGCTGCAAAGGGCAGGTAGACATCGTCAATCGGCACGAACATCGGAACCGGACGCTTCTTGCCCTGGTCCCATGTGATCTTGAGGTATTGACCGCCACCCAAGGGCAACTGTGTGGACAGCTGCTCAAGCTCTGCTCTGAACTCAGGCATCTGCTTGGTCATCTGCCAGTTGAGATACTTGGTCAGGCGTTGGGCCTTCTCAACCTTCTCCATGGTCGGTGTGCCAATGATCTTGTCTTTGGCGGGACCATCAGGCGGGAAGAGCTCCTTCATCACGCGGGCTGAGAAGTCCACGCATGCTTGAGTCAGCATGGGGTGCACGACCTTGCTGGCCCCTTGGAATGAAGCACCACCTGGCGCATCATCGCCAAGACCAGTGCGGCGCAGGCCCTCTTCGTACTGTTCATCACGACGCTTGCGGGCTTCCTTGTCCTTCTCAATCAGGTCGCAGAGTGTCGAGCCCAGGTTGGTCAGGTTGTAAGACGGCAGGTTCTCAGCTAGGTTGGCGTAGAACTCTGTCTGGCCTGGTGGCACTGAGTCATCAATCGTGACCAGTGCGCCGCCGTCATCAGTGTCTTCGACCGAGTTGTCCTCTGGCGGAAGGTCCATCATCTCGCCAGCATCGTCTTGGGGTTCAGCCATTTAGGTCTCCGGTCAAATTGCGTAAGGGTTTACCAGCGGCTGCTTGATCTCAGCTTCGACACGGCCTTCAGCAGGCTTTTTAGTGACGCTGAGCATGTTGCGGTCAGCCAAGAGCCGCAGTGCTTGAGTCGTGCTATCAACGAAGTCATCATGCTTGATGGACCCTTCACCATGGAAGCTGCAGAGCTGGGTTATGAGTGGATCGGCCCAGGATCGTGGATTGCCTGGGCGTTTGTCAGATTCTACAACCCAAACGTGACCGTGTGCAAATAAATGCGAAACTGCGTGCAATCGTTGCAGCTTGTCAGCACGTCCTGGGTTGTATGGGTAAGCCAGCAGATCCTCACGGGCCAGCATCTGGCGAAGGCTGATGCCTGAACCTTTGTCCTCGATGATCAACAAGTCGACTGACTTGCCGGTCAGGTAGGACTGCTTCGGCCCAATGAGTGGCTTGATGATGGGCTTCAGTTCATCGTCGCCGTACCGAACTTGGTACTCTTTTTTGACCCGTTCAATCAGGTCAGGCAGGCCCAGGTGGTCTTCCCAGCAATCGAGCAGCAAGAAGGCGGGCTTCTTTTCGTGCCTGAAGACACCCCAGACCGAGCAGGCCGTGGGGTCGGGGTCATGGCTCTTGCGGTCAACCGACTTCTCCGTGAAGGCCGTGTCAAGGCTCATGACGATGTACTCGAGGGGTGGCAACGGTTTATTGGCGGGCCAAAGTTTGAACCAGCTGCGCTTGATGATGCCGGTCTCTTCGGGGTCGATGACCTCTGCGTGGATCTCTTGGCGGCCCAGTTGGGTGCCCTCATACTGGCGGATCTGGTCCAAGAATGTCTTAGCCAGGTTCGCTGCGTTGTCATACGTAGACCCTCGGGTCACGATGACCTTACCTTGCCTATGTTCTGACTCTTTGATGAGCTTACGGATCAATTCGAGGGGCTTAGGAGTGGTTGTAGCCACGACCTGAGGGTGTTCACCCAGTCGAAGACCGAACATCATCATGTCCCAGGTCTCATCGAGGTACTGCCAAGCAGCCAGCTCATCGCACCAGACGCGGTGGAACTGCGGACCACGAAGTCGGCTGGGTTCTTCAGCCGAGAAGCCACGGATTGTGGACCCGTTCTTCAGGGTGATCTCGCCGATGGACCGGTTGTAGTTGTCGATGATGCTGTGGGGCAGGATGCTCATCAGCCCGGATTCACCCTCAAAGCACACGCCCCGGATGTCGCCTGACGTAGGCGCAATGACTCCGCAGCGCACACCGGGGTTCTTGGCCGAGTACCAGCCGATGTCCTCGGCGCCGGTCCGGGTCTTACCGAACCCGCGTCCTGCCAAGATCAGCCAGATGTTCCAATCTCCGGGCGGCGTGGTTTGCTGTGGCCTGGCAGACAGCTTCCAGCGCAGGTGCCACTCCAGCATGGCCAGATCGTCAACCTCCAAGTGGGCCAAGCCAGCTTGAATCGAGGTGAGTTCTGCCTTGCTCAGGATCATTTGGCTGCCGCGTTCAGCTTCTCGATGAGGCCGGTGATCTGCTCGATCAACTGGAACCGGACCTCAAGCGGCTGCCCATTCGGCCCAGAGATCTCGACCGACTTCTTCTTGGCGTAGCCGTACTGGACCAGGTCCTTCATGCAATCCTTGCGGATGTCTAGTGGATGGTTGGGGTCAAAGGCCATCTCAGCCAGTGCCTCCAGTGGATCGCCGTGCTTCGCGACGATGCGGTCAAAGGTCTCGAGCATCTCCTGAGACCGTTTATTCGGGGTGCCAGCTTTGCGGCCCGATCCTGGTGGCTTCACGCCTTTCTGGAACTGCATGCATTGCTCCTTGCAAATGAGATGCCCTCTATTGTAGCCTGGCTTTCACTCAGTCACGCAGTTTCTTAGAAACCTCGCAACCGCGAGACCGCGTTGCCAGTTCAAAATCCCTATAGGCATATTTTTTAGACAATACAAAGAGAATCAATACTTTCTTTTTTCCGTACGCGGATACTTATGTTTTATAAACGAGCGAACGAGTATATACATAATTTATAAAAGAATAGATTCTCTTTGTATAGCCTAAAAAAATCATATATAGGGATTTTGGTCAAAAGTCCCTGAAAACCTAGTACTAGTACCAGCTTTTTGGTCATTCCTTTGACACAACTTGGACAAAGCACAAGTATAATCAACCCTACAACATTTTAAGGAGTTCGTCATGGGTCGTCCAATCGAAGCCACTGGTCCACTAGACCTCGATACCATCAAGCTGCTTTTGTGGGTCAGCGAGTACGGAACCGGGCAGCCGAACATCAGCCGCCTGTACGACCGGGAGTCTGCCGACGGCTTGGCCATAGGCCGAGGCACCTTCTTCTCAGCCATCAAGGGCAAGTCTGTCACCCAGGAGACGGTGGCCAAGATCGACGAGATGATTGCCTTGAGGGGTTGGAAGGAGCCGTGGCTCGAGCACCTGCGAGAAGAACACAAGCGCCGTGTCGTGCAGGCCTTCAAGCACTTGAGCACGCACTGCCCGGCTTGTGGCCATGAGTGCAGCCATTGCGGCAAGCCTCAAACCGAGAAGCGCCGTCAGGCCGTCAAGGCCTTTTTGAAGACCGACCCTGTAGACCTGGGCTGCCGGGTCCACGATCAGTCCTGACCGCATAAAAAACAGGCCCCGAAGGGCCTGAAGGGTCGTCGCTAGAGTCTGGCAACTGCATTAGCGAACCATGGAGAACAGAGGAAACGGGTCCATCTTAACCTAAAACGGGGCCTCGGGGAACACTTTTTGATCCTTCGGGCTCAGTTCTGGCCTGTTCTTCTTGTAGTACTGGGCCACGAGTCTCGGATCCTTTTGCCCAAAGGGCCAGGTGACATAGTCGTGCAAGGTCTTGCAAACCCTGTCTGAGCCGTTGATTTTCAGCCTGGAGGCGTCTATTTTCTGCCAAGGCGTCTCCGAGCTGAAGATCGAGGTCTTGGACTTGCGTCTGGTAGAAGTGTTCATCTTTACCATTCTCCTGGTTGTTTGGCGTGTTCGTCATAGCAGAGCCCCCACCAGCCACGCCACAATGGCTGCCAGGACCCCTAGGATTGCGTCAGTCATCATCTTTCTCCTTTTCTGGTTCGTCATATGTCCACTCACTTTCGCAGCAATCTGAGACCACCTGGACATTCCTGTCCACGCCCCTGACCCCCCAGCATTCGTAGGGTCCGATGCCATAGTCTACCTCGATCGTCACGCATGGCTGTTTGCAGGCGCAGCAGTAAGTCATGATAGTCGGTCCTTAAGTTCAAATTCAAGCAGCTTTTCCATGCGGCCCAAAGTCTTTAGATAGTCAATGGACCTCTTGTCCTCATTGGTGCCGGCTATGACAAAGGACGTCGATTGAATGAGCCGAAGGTCCTTGATCATCGTCCGCAGGTAGCGAAGGTCAGAGGTCGTAAGATGCGTTGATTCAGGCATGGTCTAGTCTCCTGTGAAACCTAGTTCTTCCTTGAAGGCCGATAGCCCAAGGATCAAGTCCCTGGCCTGGCTGTAGTTGAGGCAGACGTAATAGTCTTGCTCCGTAGACCGGTGGGCCGGGAAGTGGGCGATATAGCCGTTGCCGGTGTTGGTCACCTGACACCGTACCCGGCCCGGATCCACATACCCTGGTCCTGCAATCACGACTGACACCTCTGGTCTCACCTCTACAATGTCAGTGGTGTGACCATCCGTGTACAGTTGTTTAGCGCTCATGTGTTCCCCCTTGCTCGTATGGCGTCTGCACAGTCCTTGGCTTGGTCGTTCTCTAGGAATAATTCAGCGTATTCGTCACACACTTTCGCACACGCCTCACGTTCTTCCTTGCGCTCATACTCAATCAGCATTGCAATCTGATCCCAATGAATGAATATGAAGTCTCCACGAGCAGGAGTCTTTAGCCCTGCTTCTTGCATACGCTCTTTAATGTAGCTTCTGTCCATCAGTACCCCCAACTCGTAATCACCATGCCGTCCAAGCTGCCCGACACCACCAACCAAAAGCCACTGATGAAGGCAAA